CATCCGTCGACGTGTTGACGCATCAATCGACATTCCGTGACAACATGTTCATCGACGATGAATACAAAAAAGTATTAACGACACGATTCAAATCGAACCCGCGATTGTTTCAAATCTATGTTTTGGGGATGTGGGGTGAACCAATCACGGGGTTGGAATTTTATTCACAATTCAATGTCGGGGTTCATATTGGCGACCCGCCGTCGTACGATCCCGCCGCCCCTTTGCATGTTACATTCGATTTTAACGTCGTTCCACACGTCACCGTTTGCGTTTGGCAAGTGAAACACGATCGGGATGACGACGACATGATCACGTCGACGACGTTGTGGTGTATCGATGAAATTTGTTTGGAACACCCGTTGAACAACACCCCATCCGCCGCGAAACGGGTTCGTTCACTTTACAACAAACACACGGGCGGCGTTCACATTTACGGCGACCCGTCGGGCGCGTCACGTGACACCCGATCCGAATCAGGGCGAAACGATTTCACCATCATATTCGATGAATTGCGATCGCTGAATCCAATCAATCGCGTTCAACCATCCGCCCCGAACATCATCAACCGCGGACAATGGATAAATTCGATTTTCGACAACGATGACCCGACCGTTTTTCGGATCCGATTTGCTGAAAAATGCGTCGTGACGATTGATGATTTTCAGTTGTGCAAAACCGCCGCCGATGGGAAAAAATCAAAGAAACGCATCACAAACAAAATGACGGGCGTTTCATTTGAGCAATACGGCCATGCAACCGACGCGTGTGAATATTTGTTCACGACATTGTTCGAATCCGCGTTCCGTGATTTTATACACGGATCGGTTGACGCGGACAAACGGAACATTCAAACCCAAAAACCGACGCGGCGAAAGTCTTATTAACCATTATTTGTACATTTACAAAAAAACACTTACATGATTTTCATCAAAACCCGCGACATCGAACGATCGATCCGTGAAGAACATTTGGCATCGATAACCGCCAACGATTCAACGATCATGATCGACGCCGAATTGGCGTCAATTACTGAAATCAAATCCTATTTGATCGGGAAATATGACGTCGCGGTCCTATTCGCTTTGATAGGCAATTGGAACGTTTCGGATTCTTATTCCGTCGGCGCGGTTGTTTACTACGAAACAGATCAAAAATTTTATGTTTGCGTCACCGACACGACGGGCGGGTTGCCGTCGGCGCTGAATGATTGGTCACTATCACCCGACCCGCGTGATCCTTTAATCGTCGAATTCATGGTCGATTTGATTTTGTATCGCATACATTCACGGGTGTCGGCGAAACAGATTCCCGAACATCGCATCACGCGCCGCGATGACGCAATTTCATTTTTGAAATCGGCGGCGAAATACACTATTTCCGCCCCATGGGATCAGGAAACCGACGTCATCCCCGCGTCGATCGGTTGGGGTTCAAACGAACGTGAATCAAAAATATATTAGAAAGATGAAAATACCATTCACAAATATTGAAGTCGGTCGCGGGTCAGGTGTCGATAACCTTCAAAACGTTGATAAAAAACGCCCCGATTCGGGCGCGATATACAAAACAGTCATTCAAACCCAATTGACCCGATCGCGGGCGAATATCGGAAAGTGGGTCGGCGCGGTTGCGTTGGCGGAATCCATAAAAACCCCCGATCGAACGGAATTAATACGTTTGTTCAAAGAAGTGGACCGTGACCCGCATTTGCGGTCGTTGATGTCAACACGAACGAACGCCGTTTTGTCGACCCCTTATTTCCTACGGAAAAAGGGCGACGCCGAACGTGACGTTGATCAAACGTTGAAAATCCAAAACGAATGGTTTGTTAGGTTCTTAGAATTGACAATTGACGCGCGGTTTTACGGTTATTCATTGATTCAGTTGGACGAAATAGTCGACGATAAATTCAAGTCGGTCGAACTTGTTCCGCGCGAATACGTCGTCCCCGAAATGTCGTCGGTTCGTTTGAAGTTAGGGTCGAAGGAAATGAAATCATTTATCGACCCACCTTATTCTGATTGGTGTGTTGGTGTTGGTGATCGTTTCGATTTGGGGGTGATGAATAATGCGATACCTTTTTTGATTTACAAAAAGGATGTTTTGGCGGCGTGGTCAGAATACGCGGACCTATTCGGCGCGCCGATAAGAATCGGGCGAACGGATGTTCAGAACAACGTGAAGCGGGAAAACATGAACGACATGTTGGAAAACATGGGATCTATGTCGTGGGGAACGTTTGACATCAATGACACCCTGGAATTAATAGAATCGAACAACCGTGACGCCTATAACGTTTTCAAGGAAATGGCGACGACGGTGAATTCCGAAATATCAAAACTATTTGTCGGGCAAACGGGGACGACGGATGAAAAATCGTTCGTCGGTTCAGTCGAAGCGCACGAACGCACGTTCAACACTTACACCGCCGCCGATAAACGATTCGTTTCGAACGCCGTCAACAACAAATTAATTCCGTTAATGGTTTTACATGGTATGATCCCCGACGGGTTCGAATTCGCATTTGACTACACGGAAAAACTGACATTGGATCAGAAGCGCGAAGCGGTGAAAACTTTCGCCCCGTTCTTTGAAATTTCGCCCGAATGGATCACGGAACAATTCGGAACGCCGATCGACGCGGTGAAAACATCGGGCGGATTCAGCGATCCAACAAACGGTTTGACAAATAGTCAACGCGTTCTAGTAGCGACGACGAAATTGTATGAACAAGCAAAAGGGAAAAAATGAATTTCACCGACGCACAGATCGCCGAACTTTTGGCGCAAGTATTCGCGGGGACGGTGACGGGGTTCGATCCGTCGTTGGACTTGTACATCGCAACCGCCGAACATTTGGACGACGGATTGTTCGAAGGTTATGGGATGTCATTGTTTGATGAAAAAGGATTGGCGGATTTATCCAAATTGGACGCGGAAATGTTGGGCGATTTGCGTGACAACATTCACGTTTTTTCCGCGTTCAAATCGCATCATTCCGCCGATTTTATGGGGTCGTTGATATGGGATGACGACGGGATCAAACGTTCGTTCAGTGATTTCAAATTAGACGCGATGAATTATTTCGGAATCACACACGACACACATTTGGAAACCGAATTCCGAACGTCGATCGCCATGGGACGCGGGGCGTCATTTTGGCGTGACATTCAGGATGACAAAGATCAATTTCAGTTCCTAACTTATAACACGGTAGGCGACGAACGGGTTCGCCCTGATCATGAAGATTTCGACGGGATCACGCGGCGCGTAAACGATAAGTTTTGGAAAACGCATTTCCCGCCGAACGGGTTTCGATGTCGTTGTGATGTTGATCAGGAATCAGGAACGGCGATCGGATTCAAACAAACGTCGAACAAATACATGAAATCCGTCGTTGATCCGCCCGAATTGTTCAAAATGAACCCCGCATTGGATCGCGTAGTGTTCGCCGCCGATCATCCCGCTTTCACGGTCGCGGACAAATACAAGGTTGAGGCGAAAAACATGTTCGGATTGCCGCCGAAATTCGGTCGTCATTTGGACGAATGACCCTATTTCGGAAAACGAAAACCCCTATTTCGGTAAACGAACGGGGGTGTTTCGGAAACGAGAAGGAGATAACAAAGGGTTATAACAAAGAATAAGAATATGCCGATCAACTTCAAGATAATCAAAACACGGGTCAAGAAAATCAAATCGGAAACGCCGAAATTGATTGCAATCGAAGCGGTGAAGCATTTCAAAAAATCATTTCGGGATGGTGGATTCACGGATGACCGTTTTTCCCCATGGGCGAAAATCAAACGCCCAAATCGCGCGGACAAGAGAACGAAAAAACGGCGGGCGATTTTGGTTGATTCGGGCGATCTTCGAAAATCAATCAAACGTCGAAAGGCATCATTTAGAACGATAGTCGTCGGCTCTTACGGGTTGAATTATGGCAAATTTCACAATCGCGGGACGGGGGGACAAACCAAACGTCAATTCATCGGCGAATCACACAAATTGAATTTGTCGATCCGATTGATCTTACATAAACGATTTAAACAGGCATTGAAAAAGTAAAAAAAATATGTTATCACCTAAAACGAAAATGATCAACGCCATAAAAACGGCCGTCGAAGCGATCCCCAATATTGGGTCGTTTCGTGGTTTCAATGGGCAATTTGATGATAATCGGGACTACCCGTTGGAATTCCCGTGTGTATTATGGGAAATCACGACGATTGATTGGCGGCAAATGAAAAACCCGAACGGCGTGGGGAATATTCAACGCGCGTTAGCGGGTGAAATCGTTTTTCATGTCGGGGTTCGTTCGTTTGGCATCGATCCAACTATTGATGATGAGGTTTTCGAAATCGCCGATTCTGTTTCCGCCGCAATCGCCGCGATTGACGCCGATGAATTTGGTCGATTTTATCGGATGAACGAAATGATGGACACGCAACATGAACAAATTGTAGATCATCAAATCACGTTCAAATTTCAAATAATCGACTGCATTACGTTCGCCGATGAAACGACAACGGGAATAATCAAAACTTTGCAACAACACGCGGATGTTCAACCAACCCCGCCAAACGCGATTCCAAATTTCGGTTTAACCCCGCAATACGGATCGGACAACCCCGACGATTGATGAACAGAAACCCCGAAAACATTGAACGCCGCCGCGATGATTTGGTGATTGAAATCAATTCGCGTAAAAACGAGAGGGTCGCGGATGTGATCCGCGATTTTGCTTTGCGTCATTACATTTCCGAATCGACCGCGTGGAAGGATTACAAATCCGCGGGCGGTGATGAAACCCCGCGGTGTCGTGGTGTGAATTCAAAGCATTATTAACGCCCATGGACTTCGAGGTTGAACGATCGTTTGTTTTGCATGTGTTTACATACCCCGAACTGTAAAGAAGGATTAACGCGTGTTAAAATGGCTTAACGGTCGCGTTAAAAAATTAGATTTGTATTTATGGAATTGAAACACGTCAAAAACATGACATCGGACACCGCGTCGATGTTTATATTTTCTGAAATCGGCGCGTGGGGAATTGATGGTCAGCAATTCGCGAACGAAATCGAATGGTTGGGGCGGAACGGGATAACGACGATCAACGTTCACATCAATTCGGGCGGCGGGTCAGTCATTGACGGTTTGTCTATTTTGCGTTCGATGCAATTGTTCGATGGTATTATCAACACACATGTCGAAGGTGTAGCCGCTTCAATCGCGGGCGTTTTGGCCATGGGCGGAAAAACACGATCGATTGTTGATTTTGGACGAATAATGATTCATGATCCTTCATTTTCAGGAAATGAAGCGTTGGACGAAAAGCAACAAAAAGCCGTCGACGCGGTGCGTCAAATGCTAATTGTTATTTTCGACAAGAACACAACAATGACGACGGATGAAATTTCAAGCATTATGACGGCGGAAACGTGGTTCGATGCGGCGGAATCATTGTCGCGTGGTTTGGTTGACAAGGTAATTGACACGGAACGCAAGTTCGAAAACATATTCAAGGGCGAAACAAACGTCGCCGCGATGGTGAATCGGGCGACAACAATCTATAACAAACCCAACACCGAAATTCAAAAAAGGAAGATGATAAATTTGACATCACATTTAAAACTAGCGGAAAACGCCGCCGAAACCGCAATCATTGACGCGGTGAAAGTTATTGAAGAAAACGCCGCAATTGTTGACGGTAAATTGAACGACGCCAACGCGACGATCGCCGCCAACGCGACGGAAATCACCTCGTTGAAAAAAGTTGTCGCAACCGCGGACGTTGACAAAGCGATCACGGCGGGGCAAATCAAAAAGGAATCACGCGCCGCGATGATTGAATTAGCGATTGAAAATCAAAAAGCGTTCAACGCGATCGTCGAAAATGTTCCCGTGAAAGCCGCGAAAATTATGGACTTGCTAAATGACGGAAAACCCGACGCCGATTTGTCGATTTTGATCAACGGTAAGTCGTTTCGTGAATTAGAAAAAACCGACAACGCGTTGTTGAATCGTATCGAAAAAGAGGATGTGAAAATGTTCAACAAAATGTATTTCAATCAATACGGGGTGAAGCACCCGAACGACGTGGAAAAATAAGCAATCGAATAATTTCGAGTGAATTAATTAAGAGTTAAAAAGCAAAAAAAAAATCATGGCCATTCAAAAAGAAATTTGGGCGCAAGACATTCAGGACGTTTTATTTCAGGGTTTAGAATTCACGGAACGCGCGTTGAATCACAACATGTTCATTTCGGGGAAAACGGTTCACGTTCCGCAAGCGGGCGCGAATCCTTCGATCGTTGTCAATCGTACATCGTTCCCCGCGACGATCGCGACGCGAACTGACACCACAAAAGAATATTCAATGAAATCGCTGACAACCGACCCGATTGTAGTGACGGATGTTGACGAACTGCAGACGTCGTACGACAAAAGAAAGTCGGTTTTGGCATCACATACAAATGTGTTGACCGAACGCGCGGGTCTTGAAATCATTCACGGATGGGCGGGAACAGTAGCGAACAAGGTCGCGACAACGGGAACCGCCGACGCGTTAGCGTTAGCACCATCCGCGACGGGAACGCGAAACGCGTTGATGATGAAGGACATCCGCGCATGTGCGAAATTGATGGACAAACAAGGCGTTCCGAAAATTGGACGAATGTTGATTTTGCCGTCTGACATGTATTATCAATTATTCGATGACGCGAACGCATCAAAGCGGGACGCAATGAACGCGAATCCACTATTGGACGGGATTATTGATCGAATTTTTGGTTTCGACATTTATTCGGTCGGAATTGCAAACCGTTTGACGTCGGCGTTGGCGTTGCGTGCCGTTACACATGCGGGCGCGTCGACGGATCATTTCGCGGGGATCGCTTGTCATGCTGATCACGTTTCGCGCGCCATGGGAGCGATCAAGGTGTTTGCCGAGGTTGAAAAGGCTGATTATTATGGCGGCGTTATGTCGGCCGAGGTGATGATTGGTTCATCGGCCTTGCGTACAAGTGAGGCGGGTGTCATCACGTTGCACCAGGTATAAAGGACGGATGAAGAATTCGACGAAAAATGATCATTGGATCACGGGGGACGGAACAACGTTCCCCGCGACCGATGACGGCGAATTTTACGCGAAGAAATTCGCGAAGAAATTCAACCCGCAATTGACGGTTAAATTCGTTAAGGTAGAACGAACAGAGAAACCGATCAAAAAAAACGATTCAAAATCGTAATTAGTAACGACTAAAAAACCCCCAAAAATGGGAACTTCTAAAATATTATTTGTAAGGGGCGCGGGCGGCTTGGGTCGCGCGCTACCAAACAACGATCACATTTCCGCGTTGATGTTTTTCAATGACACTTTACCGTCGGGGTTTTCGACAACTGATCGAAATAAATCGGTTTATTCGTTGGAACAGGCGGAAACGTTAGGCATCGCGCAAGGTTCAGCAAACCACGCGTTTGAATGGTATCAAATCCAACAATTTTTCAATCAAAATCCGAACGGGAAATTGTGGATTTCATGTCAGGTTTTGACGGGGATGACGACGACATTCACGGAAATCGATGATTTGCAAAAACACGCAAACGGTGAAATCCGTCAAATCGGGGTTTGTGATTTATCGGGATCATCCGTTGTTAGGATAGGGACTGATCTAGTACCAACAACCATTCAAACGGTTGTCAATGGACTGAAATCGGATGACATGTCGTTGAACGTTT